AGCACAAAATTTAGCAATGGGACAAGCCGGTTCAATATTTGTGACGGGTACGACTGCCGTCACTTGTGGCGCGGGATCGGGTGTCTTTGTCGCAATCCAATTCACCGAAGATACAGTATTCGCTTCCGGTAGCGGGGGACTAATCGCGGAAACGGAACAACTCTTTCCAGACGATACAGGCGCGGGAACACTAATCGATGCGGATGGCGGTGCTGCAATAGATGGCGAAACATTTCCCCAGGGAATGACCATCTACGGTAGGTGGACAGGATTTACATTAGCTTCGGGTGCGTGTCTCGCATACGTCGGCTAATGTTAAAATTAGGATTAAAATTCGTCACTATTCCAAGTCAAACGGCTCGTTTGGTTCGGGATTTATGGCGAAGTATAAATGACACTTGGACCAACGAAGAACGCAAGTGGCAAAACATTGTTTAAAATTAAGGAGATATTAAAATGGCAGCTTTAGGCTCACAAAGTATCGCTTCCTCGTACGAGCAACTTTTACACGTTGATGCGGATGGTGGCGGTAACTCAACAACACACGTCAGCGTAAAGGACGGTGACAATGGAACAACTTTTGGATTCACTATCGCATCGGATGCGTTGATGATGTCAAGCACCAACCGATTAGAGTTTGGTGACACAGGAACTTATATACATCAATCGGCAGATGGTGTACTTGATTTGGTTTCTGATACAGAAATTGAAATAAACGCAACCACAATTGATATTAATGGTGCGGTGGAGATATCTGGCAACACCACATTTGCAGGGAATATAACCGGTTTACAGGGTTTGTTTTCAAAAGACGACACAACTCCAGCTGGAACACCTGATGGCGAAGCAGATGATTTAGTTGTTGGTTCAACAGACACCGCACAAACCGGTATTCAATTCTTTGGATCAGGTGGGAATCATTTATATTTTGGAAATGCAGATAGTTCTACCATTGGGCGAATTGATTATTTACATTCAGATAACAGTATGAGACTATTTACAAATAGTTCTCAAGCGATGACAATTGACTCTGCCGGACAAGTTTTTATCGGCGACACCGCAAACGCCAACATGACTCAAGGCCTTACCATCAATCAAGGTGCGGCTGATAATGAAATACTTGCTTTGAAATCAAGTGATTGCGCACACGGAATGACAACAATTGCAGAAACAGATACATTTACTATGATAAAAAAGGCAGCGGGAAGTGGAGGATGTGAATTGACTGTTTTGGATGATGAAGTAGTTAATCCATTTATTATACAATCTTATGCAGGTGGTACAAATACAACAAAAGGAACAGGGGGCGCGGGAACACTTGATATTAGGTGTGCAAGAGCAGATGGAACAGGATTACAAAGTCTTGCTTCAGATGGGAATTTGGTATCGATTAGAGATAATACTAATACACGATTTCTTTTTGATGTTGAAGGTTCATTCCATGCAGATGTAGAAAGTACGACATATGATGCTTACAACGATGCACACCTTGTCCGAGCTTATGATCTCTCACATGGAAAAGGTATGATAGAGTCAAAGTTTGATGAGTTTATTAATTATAATCATGAAACACTTGCCGATTTAAAACTTGTTGGTCGAGATGAAGATGGAACACCCAATCGAATGATAAATGTCACAGGGATGCAACACCTTCACAATGGGGCAATTTGGCAGCAATACACCGAAATGCAGAAGATGAAAGAGTTGATGTATGATACGATGGTTGAAATGCTTGGCAAAGAAAAAGCAGATCAAAAACTAACGGATCACGATGTGAAATTACTTGATAACAAAACCTTGCTTAATTAGGAGAAAAAAATGGCAAAAGAAATAATAATAAGTATGGAAGATTCGCAGTTTGAAAGTCTGCAAGAAGCCTACGCAAAAGACGACAATACAGTTGAAAAAGCTGATGTTGATGTGGCTTATGTAAAAACGCGGCTAATTAAATCCTTAAAGTCTAAAGTCAGAAACTATGACGAAGCCAAACAGGAAATTAGCTATTCCACATTCGATCCATCATAACAAATAGGGAGGCGAAATGTTTGAAGAACGACTTAAACAACTGAAGGCAGAACTGCAAAACCTTAATATGAGAATTGCGGAAATCAATTTCTTAATTAATGGATATGAAACTGCAATCAAAGAAGCGGAAGAAAAAAAGGATGAACAAACCACAGATTGATGAATACCGTCTGGATATAGTTGATCGTCTGGCTCGAATTGAATCCACGTTGCAATCAGTACACAAAGAATCACGAGATACAAAACTTGAGATTCAAATGCAGAATGGACGGGTACGAAGATTGGAAGGTGGGATGGCAGCGATTCAAGGTATTGGATCGGTAATCAGCATCGTATTTGGTGGGTTCATCGCGTATTTATTTAGGAGATAATATGAGTGATTGGTTTAGTTGGACGAATTTCTTTTACCTGGCGGGATTAATCCTTGCCGGTGGCGCGACGTTTGTCGGTTTGAGGTATAAGAAGTTAGTCGATGAAATGAAAGAGGTTTTCAAGGCACTTCAAGAAGCGTATGCCGATGACGGTAAACTTGACAATGAAGAACGCAAAAAGATAATGAAAGAAATCCTTGATGTTTTTGGTGCGTTGCTTAAAATCGCTTGGAAATAAAAACATTGGATCAGAAACAATGACATTCGATGAAATAATCGACAATGTTTTAGAATCCGAAGGCGGATATGTCAATGACAAAGATGATGCCGGCGGTGAAACAAATATGGGGATTTCCAAGAGGGCGTACCCAGATTTAGACATTAAAAACTTAACGAGAAAAGAAGCAAAGCAACTTTACTATGAAGATTATTGGACACCTTCAAAAGCCGACCAATTGCCAACCCAACTGCGAGAAGTTTATTTTGATATGGTTGTGAACTTTGGAAGGCGAGGGGCGGCAAAAGTATTACAACAAGCCTGTAATGGAAAGAACACATACAAAATCAAAGAGGATGGAATAGTCGGAACGGCAACAATAAGCGCATCAAAGAATTTAGAGCCAGACAGATTGAGGGCATATCGAGTGTTGAAGTTTGCAAAGATTATTATTAAAAAACCAACACAAGAGAAGTTTTGGTTTGGATGGTTTAGAAGGGCAATCAGAGTATGACATTAGGCAAGTCCATTAATAACATTAAAGATAAAGCTTCGAACATTGATTTGAATACGCTTTACGAAAACCCGGAAGTCTATTTTAACGACTTGGTGGAATTATTATCTGCCATTAGAGAGATGGAAGAACCGACAAGAATTAACTTAAAAGATTTAAAGAATAAGGTGCATCAAGCATGAGTACATACGAAGCCACCTATTGTGACACAAATACTGATCTTCAATTTATTGAACCGAATATCAACAACTATAATTTAAGAAGGGTGTTGCCCGGTGATTGGGTTGCATCCGGCACAACTAATTTATATTATCTTTATTCGGCGGGATATGTGACACAACTATTTTATAACGGTGAAGAAATGACTTCGGTCACAGACACACCAAACGCAAATAAAGAATTTAATTACGCAACAGGAACAGGCCTATTGAGTTTCTTTTATACAAATTCATCCACATCGCTTTTGAATAGTGCGGTGATTGAATCAGGTCGCGATTGGTATGATACGAAAGTTGAAGCGGTGGCAAAGGCAAGTGACCTATGCAGAAATGTCCTTCCTGTTCCGATATACCCACGCAAAGGCGTTGGGATGGCAAGTGCCACCGGAAACGATTGGCCCGAAATCATTGTAAGAAGCACGGCGATTATTGCTTGTGCTGATTTAATCCGTCCTTATGATAAAGAAAAAGGCGATGAACTAATGGCAATGGCGATGAATCCAGAAGGTACGGGATACCTTGATATGGTTCGGACCGGACAAATCGCTCTATCTCAAGATGAAGGATTAGCAAAGCACTCTGGTATTATTAGAGAAATTTCAATAAATGCGAATAGTACGGGAAGCGTGATTGATGTGCGCGGTACGCCAACGGCTGAATGGGATGTGATTAAAATTATCATTAGTACGGCGGGGACGTTCACTTCGGGATCGGCTTCGGGTGTGAAATACGATACTTATGTGGCAGACGATACAGGATTAAAGATTGACAAATCAAGTGATGCAGAAACAATCGATGGCGGATTCCAAGATGTAGGACACGGGATGCAAGTTCGATTCTCTCCTGGCGTTTACACTATCAATGACGAATGGGAATTGGAAATATCGGGTGTGGTTGATTCAAGAACGATGGCAATTAAATACGCAACGGCGGAAAGAATTTAATGGCTTCAAATATTCAATCAGTTTTATGGGCGGAAAATCATAATCTATGGACTGCCGAATCTAACGATTGGGATTTTGGTTCAAGTGATGCGGATAGTTATGCGAACGTTGTTTATGAAAATGTTATCGAATCGCTACAAGATATAATCAATACAGAGTTTCAAGTTCCTGTAATTGACGAACATCGCGGCAATCAATCGTTTGTTATTGATCCGCAAGAAGATACGCTAATTGAAATGATTTCGTCTGGTCAATCGAGAAATTATGAAGTTGATATTGTTTATACCTTAATAAAAGGTGGCGGATTTAGAACCGTTAAAACACAATTAACAAGCACCGCCGAACATTTGAAAAGGTTAATACACAATAATACAAGTTATTCGCCGTCGGGTGTTTATAAATATCACGATGGACGAATTGAAACAGTTACTTACGAACAAGACGAAGATGATCTTGATTTATGGAGAGCGAATTTGTCTTTCAACTGTACGGTAACGGAAATATTTACATAAAAGATGATGATACATCATAAACACAAAAAAGGAAATAGATAATGGCAAGTTTAGACAAAACAGTTTATTCCGGTAAGCAATTTGAATCTTATGTATCGATTCAATCGGATGCTTTAGGAACAAATGATGTATCGGGTACGCTGTATAAAATAAGAACACCGGAAGTGAATGATATTGATTTCTCTGCCGGTTCAACCTTTGCGGATGCGGTTAGGTCGGGGCAGAGAGTTCAAAGACCAACAGATCACATTGCGATTTACAAAGGCGGGACGTTTACATGGTCCTTTAGTGACTATGTGATTGAAAATGAAGCAGCCTTACAAATGCTTCTTCAATTAGTATCAGAAGATGCGAGTCCGGCGGTTTCGGCACAAATAACAGGGAATCAAGGCACAGTCGCTTATGAAGAAGGTGCAACAACGGGCGAATATGCTTGTGTCGTTATACATTCGCCGGATGCAGATGAGGATAAATTGATGTTTTCTTCAATATTAGAAGAATTGCAATTAACGCTTAACCCAACTGTAAACGGCGGAAGAATGACCGCGGCGGGACGATTTTGGTCTGGATACCAACCTGTAATCGGTACAGAAGGAACGTCCGCAGATGCAACGGCGGTTGATTATACACAAGGATTTTTTGATTGTACGACCATGACGATTGGTGGAGATAATGTCGTATTGAATAATTTTGATGTCACAATTTCAAATCCCGCAACAAGAGTCGGATACGAAACAGTTAATTCAATTGAAGCAGAGCCTTCGTCTTATATGAGGGGCGGAATGATTGACGTGACCGGTAATGTAAGTGCGAAATTGGATGATAACGTGACTGATACAATACAAGACTTCAGAGCCGGAACTTCTGTAAACATTAGCATTGGTGACGGGGCAGCGATTGATTTTGATATACCGACGGCAAAATATACGGGATACACCCACACGAATACAGATAGTGGGGTATTTATTGATTTACCGTTTAAAGCAACGGCAGACGGATCGGGTGCATTAATTACGATAATAGCGACTTGATAAATTAGGGAGGTCTAAATGATTATTAAAGTTGGGAAAAAAGAATGGGACATAAATGATTGCACATACGCTGAAAGGCGTGAACTTCACAAACTCAATGCAAAGGTTTGGTGGGATGGCAAAATGGATGTGGAGTCATATTACGAAGTTCTTGAAAAGGTGGGTACAATCGCCGGGTTAGGTGAAAACGACTTTAAGGATATGGAGATGCCTAAAGTCGATGAAGTTCTTCAAGCGATATTCTTGGAATACTTGGGGATTGAACCGGCAAAAAAAGATTCCGGGGGTTGAGCCTTGCGGTTTGGTGTTGGCAACTTGGCTTTCCCGAACCGCGTGACATATATAGAAGCCTCCCCTATACGGTGGCGAAACTCCCGGTTACTTACAAACATAGTCCGGTGCGAGTGCAGACAGTTGAAGATATATGGAACATAATAGATGAAATATGTGAACCAAGCGAAGAATTTACAGATGGTCAAATCCTGTACCATTCCGTTCCGTTCTTTGCGGATTGCTCACAAATCGTCGAACCCTGGATGATGGAAATGATAAACGAATATAACTACACAACCAGATTCAACGTATCTCTTGGTGAACTTGACAATATTTCAGCGCATCGATTGGATTGTTTCTCAATTATAGACAAGGAAATGAACGTTTGTATGCAAGAAAAAGCAAAGAAAGAAAATGGCTGATAAAAAATTAAATATTAAAGTCAGAGCCGACGGCGCAAAACGAGCCAAAAAAGAACTAAAAGGTATTGAAAAGGGAATGGCGAGTATGGGTAAAGCTGCAGCAAAGGCAAGTGCTGCCTTTTTTGGTGCTAAAATGCTTATCGCCGGGTTTCAAAAAATTATAACTTTAGCCGGTGAACAAGAACTTGCTGAAAGAAAATTATCAATCGCATTGGGCAAAACATCACAAGATTTATTAGAACAAGCGAGAGCCTTGCAACAAGTTTCAACTTTTGGCGATGAAGCAATTATCGGGCAACAAGCGTTTCTTGCTTCGCTTGAATTTTCAGAAGCACAAATTAAAAAGATTATTCCTGTCGCAATGGATTTGGCTTCGGCAACGGGAATGTCACTTGAATCTGCAGTAAGAAATACCGCAAAGACTTTTAGTGGATTATCGGGTGAACTTGGTGAATTAATACCACAATTGAGAGGTTTAACCGCCGAACAAATGAAAGCCGGTGATGCAGTCAAATTAATGTCTGATTTGTTTGAAGGACAAGCTGAAGGTCAAACACAAACAATGAGTGGTTCTATTCAACAAATGAAAAACGCTTGGGGCGATGCGGGAGAAGCGTTGGGTAATTTATTTGCACCCGCAATTATTAAAGTGACAGGGCTTTTAAAAGATGCTGCAAATGCGGCTTCCACCGCTCTTAAAGCAATAAAAGGCTTTTTTGGTGGTGAAGATGAAGTGTCAATTGAAGAACAAATTTTGGCAACAAAAGCGAAAACCCTTGAAATTAGAAGGCAAGAATTTGAATTAATGAAACTGCAAACTGTTCCGGTCATTAAAATAGGAGAGGAAAGCAAAAAAGCAGCAGAGTGGACGGCACAAACCGCATCAAGTTTAATGACTTCGGCATTAATGGGTGACAATGTTGGCGAATCTTTAAAACGTGCCGTGATTCAATTGGGAATTATGGTCGCACAAGCAAAACTTTATTCCGTAATTATGTCCGCAAGTGGCGGATTATTTGGCGGTGGACTTCTTGGTGGCGTTGCAAGTTTTCTGTTTGGCAAATCACCAACACAATCATTCCCATCTCCAACCGGCGGTGGTTCAAAAATTACAATTAACCAGAATTTCGGGGGTATGGGTGTTATCGATCACAATTTCGCTGCCAATAGTATTATACCGGCTATAAATAAAGCCATAAATACGGGACAGGCGAGGATTGGGTAGATGTTATCATTCGATTCTGGTCTTACCAACGCCCTCAAAAATTCAAACACAACGGCGTTCTGGGTACTCAAACTTTATTATAACGATGAGTCGGCTTTTATAGGCGTAAGTGACCAACACCGCCAAGACGGATCGGATATATATTATGGATTGGTCGCATCTTGGGGAACATATCGCCAATCATTAGACTTCTTTAATTTTACAACCTCAATCGGCAATATGAGCGTAACGCTTATTAACGCTGAAAAGTCCATCCAGGGCAAACGATTCTCTGATCTTCTTGCTGATTACAACTTTGCAAATCGTAAGTGGGAGTTGTTTTTAAACACAAACGAAACTTCCACACTTGATACCGCCGCCCGAATGATTGCCACCGGCGTTATCTCTGGCGAAATATCATACGACGAAAACAATACGACCTTGACACTTTTCGATAATACGCCAAAATACCATAAGGTCATTCCAATCAATACGGTTGATTCTTCCACATATACAAACGCTCCTGTAAACAATGTCGGCAAACCAATTCCAATGGCTTACGGAGATTTTTATGAAAAAACAGACATTGGGACCATTCCGACCACAAACTTTGATCGTTTTTATAATTTCTACAAAAATGCGTTCCCTGCAATTATTACTGATGAATGGGATGTGCAAGGAGAAGAATCAGAAGCAAAGGTGGACAGTCAAGCCCTTAATACTTTAGATGCTGAAAATATTTATATCTTTAAAGGCGGTTATTATCCCACACTTACAAACGCGAGTAATTCAGTAAGCAACAATCCCCAAATAGAGTATCGCGGAAGCACGGCATCGGTTTATTTGCCAATAAGTACATCGAACATTGCAGCCGCCACCGGTTCAAATGACTATTCTGTTTCAAATGCGGCAAGAATTAGTGATGGTGACTTTTCGGCGGTAGCAAGTTGGGCGGCAAATGGTGCAGAAACTAATAATTCAGATGCGACACTTACTTTTGCTTTGCCAAAAATCAATAAATTGGGCGTTTATAGTGATATTTCCGCATTAATAAAATGGGGAACGGTTACAAATTTAAGTGGAAGCGGTGATGTTTTTTCAATTACAACAAAATCTGGTGGCGGTGTCAGTCTTGATAGCATATCAAGCGATTCCGAAACAAAAACATCTTTGGCTTCTGGATATACTGCAACAAGGGATGCGTGGGATTTTGAAGGCGATATGATTTATACTTTAGAATCAACAACTTCAAATGAATCAGCCGAAATATACGAATCTGGGATGCAGATTGATTTTACGATTGAAGATATTGATTCCCACGAGGTTGAAGAATTAGTGGAAGAATGGTTGCCACTAACGATGACTCTCGATCACAATATCGGACCGCCAGAAACCCTTCAATTTGGAGAATATAAAAGGATTGTTTCCAGAACTGTATCAAAACTAACACCGGCAAAGATTGACTATGTTTACTATTCGGGCAAAGGCAGACAATACGGCGCATACATAGATGCCGACTCAAGGAATCAAGGATATAATAAGGATGCCTTAATTGAAAACCCGATTTTTATTATTGAAAGTATTTTACGATCTGAATTAGGTGTTCTTTATAGCGGATCGGGAACATCCACGACTTCAAATAAATTAGTGGATTCTAACGCTGCTTTTGCCACAAGCATTGTTGGACAAACGCTTTACAATCTTAAAGACAAAACAAGCGCAATGGTCACGGCAAGAGATAGTGCAACGACATTGAGTATTGATGCGAATATTATGGCAAGTGGAGAAAGTTATCTTATTGGCGGATTGACTTCAGACGAAATCGATCATGCCACTTTTGATACTTCCGGGAATACAAGTAGTGGATACTTGGGTGACATATATGAAGATGCCGTTGGTGATGTAAAGTTCGCATTTTCTCAATATAAGTTTATTAATTCAAAGTCGTTAGTCGAAAGGCTTGGACAGTTGTGTTTGTCTTATGTCTTTATTGGTGGAGATGGAAAGTTCAAAATTAAAACATTAAGGCGCACCGATGATTATTCGTCTGCCGACCAAAGTGTTAATTTTCACGATATTACATTGGACAAGGTTGGAAAGACCGCACTCAATACAGTAAAAAATTCTATTTTAATTAAATACAATCACGATTACGGGGCAAAGCAAAACAAATCAGAAGCCACCGCAACCGATTCAACCTCACAAGGAACTACGGTAAGCGGATACAATCAAACGATGAAACTCGAATTGGATGCAAATGAAGTATTGGATTCGACAACGGCAACAAAATTGGCAGAAGCATATTTAGAGATTATGAAAGACAGGCACGACACGGTGAATTTTAGTTGTGTTCGTCCAAAATATAATCACCTCGAAATCGGTGACATAATAAATTTCAGTAATTGGCCTTCAGACTTAAAAATTTACGGTCAAACAATGGGCGGTTCGTGGGATTCCACAACGGACACATTTTCTTCGGTTACAACGACCTGGGATAACATGGCTGCCGGTTATTTTATAGTTGCAGACATTACCAAGACGGTCAATGGCTGCTCAATTAAAGCGATAAAGGTATCATAATGGCAAACATGAACATATCAACGCCACGTTTTTACACAGACATAGTGAATTTCTTGATGAGCAGAGGTCTTGGACAGGATGGAAACTTTGATGTAATTACAGGCTCAAATCTAATTGGAGTGCAAACAGGCTCGGAAGCGGAACTTTTTGATATGCGCCCATTAAATAAAGTTGATTTTAATACAAGCGCGGCAACCTCGGATCACGTCCTTGTTAATATAGACACGCAAAGCACATCAACTAAAAAGTCGTTCGTGGCAATTCTAAATCACAATATGGCTTCGGCGGATGCAAAAGTATTAATAAAAGCAAGTAACACGGAAAGCCACGTTCAAGCAGTTAATATGGGAAGCGCAACGGCGATGAGCAATACTGCCGACGTTGTAAATGGTGATATTAGTACAAACCATATTGCACCGGAAACAGATGGAAGTACGATTGTCAGATTTGACGAATCCGCATTAAGATATTGGGGAATCCAATTTGAAGGCAATTCTTCAAACACATTTAGTTCAACTGATCTATTCGTTGGATGTATCTTAATTGGTGAATATTACGATATGCCCCACGCACCGGATTTGAATGTGACCAGAATGATTTCTTACAACCGTCTGAATGACTTGCAAGAATCTCACGGCGGACAACGATTCAGCAACCTTAAATCATACGGCAGAACGGCGGGGAGTACGTCCAAATCGCCGTTTACGACGGCTTCAAATGGTTATGACAGTCAAGGCGGACGATTGATTTATGACATGAATTTCAGCTTTATTAATTCCACCGATCTTATGCCGGACGAATATGATATAATTGCAGACGATGACAATTTTGTGGATGACGTTTGGAATAAGACTAACGGCAATCACATCCCCTTTATTTTTTCAATCGATAAAAGTTCGGAAGGGGACAATGCGGAGTCGGAACATATCTTTGGCCGGTTCGCCAATAATAGTTTAGACATGGCACAAGTCGCTCCGAATGTTTTTAATGTATCTTTAACGGTGGAAGAAGAATTTTAATGAAATCATTCGGGTTTTTTATTATCGGAATCTTTACAGGATTGACGATTTCTGTTTTAATGAAAGATGCTAAACCCGTGAGTCCGATTATTATTCACGATACATACAGATTAGGATATAGGTATCCACCATTCTATCCTTACGGATATGATTATTATTTCAGACCTTTAGAATATCGTAGCGGTGGACATAGTAGGTCCAACACAAAGACCGATGAAGGCAGACGTGGCGGAAAAGATACAGAACGCGGAGAGAATCACGGCAGAACAATTGAAGTAAATGATAGGAAAAAGAATTGAAGAAATTATATACGATATTTTTAATCTTATTAATGATTGGTGCTTTGTCTGGTCAAGCTGACACGCTAACATTCAAGGTCAAGGGTTTGGTTTGTAGTTTTTGCGCTCATGGATTAAACAAGGGGATCGGGAAGCTGCCGTTTACAAATGAAAAAGACGTGTTAATAAACATTAAAAATCAAACGGTAAAGGTCGCTATTAATAAAACTTATAAATCTGATCTTCATTTAAAACAGGCAGTAGAATTAATAAAAAACACCGGATATGATGTGGATAAAGTATTTTTAAATGGGAAGGAAGTTTGGAGATAAAAAACTAATGTCTAAAGAATTGTCACAAAACACAAAATTTACTCTTTCAATTCAAACAATGATTGGGGCAGGAATGGGAATTGCTTCACTTGTAGGGATGTGGTATATGCTACAAGCCGATATTCAAGAAGCCAAAGAATTACCATCTTTAGAATCTTTATATGAGAGCGAATATCCAAGCAAACCGCAAGGCTATAACCACCCAGCTTCGTACGAACAATATAAATCTCAAGTGGGCAACCTTCAAGAAAATCAAGATGATATTTATGAGATTATTGAAGGTCTTCAAGAGGAAGTTAAAGAACTAACTCAACAAGTTATTAATTTAAGGATTGCAGTACAATGAGGTGGTTATTATTACTAACATTAGCTTTTGGACAACAAGTCGTGAACGATGACAATTTCTACGGAGCAATTTTTTCGGGGATGCATTTAGTACGGTTTACCTCTGAATGGTCCGATGATAATAAACAGAATTTTTATCAAGGAAAGTTTATTGTAGATGGTGATAGTGCGCACATGGGAACACAAATGATGATATTACCTTCAAAAAAAGTTCCTCAAGTTGTTAGAAAATTAAGATTGAGAAATTTTCCAAGTGTAGTTTTGTTTAAAAACGGCAAGAAAGTAAAGATGTGGAAAGCAGATTTTGATGGTAATTTAGAACTAACAAGAGATGATGTTATAAAAGCTATTAATTGGCACTCACGATGATAAATTTTTATCTTCATTGCATAGTTGCAATTATTATTATGATTGCGGATGCAAGGGGAACTCTTGAGCCTACAATAAAGAAATGGGAGCAGAAATTGGGAATACCGGTTCATTATGCGCCTAATGATTCAATGGAAACAGAAATTAGTGAGCCATACCCAATACAAGATGAGCCGGAACAAGACACCTTTAATAATAGAAGATGAGCAAAACGATCAATGACCAATTATCTTTGCAGATTTCAATATCGTTTTTGCTTAAAATCTTGGTAGTGACTGCCGTTGTCGTGGGAACATATTACCAAACAACCTCGAAAATGAGCGATATGGAGCGCACGATTTCAGAAATACATACAGAAGTCACCGTATTAAACTCCAAAATGGCGGATATGGAAGCCGAACACATTTTAGAATTGGAACATCACAACGAAGAATTGAAAGTAGAAGTACAAGCGCAACGAAGCCTTTTGCAAAAAATGGGACTTAAAAAGCCTTGAGCGAACCGATTTCAGATAAAAGTTCATTAAATATATCATTACCAATGTTAATCCAGGCGGTTGTTGGGATTTCAAGTTTGATCTGGATTTATTCGCAGTTAGACAGTCGCTTATCTTTTGTAGAAAAAGAAATACAAATGCTAAATAAAAACGTCGAATCACTTCTTTCGCTGCAAGACAGACCAATTAGTTCGGACCATATACAATTCGAACGAATTAAATATCTCGAAAAAGAATTAGATAGATTGAGAGACAAGCCATGATGAAAATTTATGCCGAATATGGCGCAATCGGACTTATTTGTTCATTGTTTGCTTATATGATTACAAGTTTAATCAAAAGCCAAAAAGACCAAACCGATGACTTGGATCAGATACGCCAAGCCATTGCCAAAATGGAAGCAACAATCGAAAACGTGGAAGGCATTGTAATAAAACTGATTGAAAGATGGAATCGATCCGATGAAACTTCCGCAAGACACCGCGAAGATATTGTTAAAGAATTAAATGATGTGACCGATGACCTCTCATATTTGAAAGGCAGAATTAATAGTAAACAATAGCCTACCACGCCAGAATACCTCTAAAACCCTCATATTCGCCGAATACGGGGGTTTTTTGTTTATATTGGGTATGTGTGTGCCTTCGTACAGATTGGATTAATATGGGAAATAAAAAAAATCACCATACTATAACTTTTTTTGTTTATATTCTTGTATGCTTAAGTCGATACAATCAAACATTTCACCGGGACATTCTCACAACGGGCAAAAGCCTGTGATCGATTTAAGCACCGATTCTTGTCCCGGTATCATTTTAAAGAGGAATAACAAAATGAAACATACATCAGGTAAATGGGAAGTAACTGAAACAATCGGTATTCATATCAAAAGTGGCGATGTGTTTATTGCGGGAATTCATAGTCAAGATAAAAGGAATGAAGATAAAAAGGTTTGGGAAGATGGTGCTTTTGATAAATCAGAAACAAGAGCCAATTCAAATCTAATCGCATCTGCACCGGATATGCTTGAAGCGTTGAAGGAAGTACACAAATGGATAAGTCTTTCAGAATATGAGTATAATAAGCATCTTACAAAAGTATGTGAAAAGGCGATTGCCAAAGCAGAAGTAAATAACCAAATGCAAAGAGGAATAACAAAATATAACCGTCTTGAGGCAAATTCCTCGCCTATTGCCGAATCTTCGGTCAAGGCGGTTTCATTAAAGAGGAATAATAAAATGAAAAAGATATTTAAAAACACACTATTTAAAAAAGGTGCAACAATTCAAAAATTTAGATTTGCTCTATATTTCATGGATTACGTCGTGATTGACCTTGATTTAGGGAGAAATAAAAGTATAAATGTATCGTGGTTTGAGTTAAGAATCTGCGGAGTTGGAATTGACATCAATCGAAATGAAAATGCGCTTCAATTTAACAATATTTACAATCGCTATTGGTGTAAATAATGGATAAAATGAATCAAATAGAATTGGAAATACTTACCATTTTAAAAGATGTCGGTCTTTTTATTGTTGCGGATTGTCACAAGTGGGAAGAACAGGCGAAAGGTAAATACGAAACGAGAAAAAAGATTGAAAGTATTGGTCACAGAAAATACAAAATAAGTGGTAGTGGCGAGTGTGTTAAAATGGCAAAAAAGATTTACAAAATACTTGCCAAAACAGATGCCTTCAATATAGACAGAAATAATGAATCAAGAATTTTAAAAAATGGGTAGAGTAAAAGCATAGTTGATGGATATGGAAGAAGATGCTACCATATTGAGCGCGGATGAATTTAAAAAGCAACACGGCAAAAAGCATATTTATATATGGGAAGAAGCAAACGGACCAGAAACACCGCCAGAAAAACCCAAAATCAAATGTCATCACAAACAAATACTTGCTTTTGCTTTAACGGAAGATGGATGTGTTGTATCTCAAATTTGCGTGGATTGTGGCGAAGATGTACCAGGTGAAGTAATTGGCTAAAGTTACATATAGAGCCATCATCGAACACGATACTTACGAGGGCGATGTTAAGGGCAAAAACGTGATAGAATTTTCGATTGATGAATTAGTTGATGAAATTATTAAAGCGGGTGATGGATGGACAATAAATCACGCGCACAAATGTTATCCGCCATATAAGAATGGCGATTTCAAAAAGGTGGTATCGGTTACGGATATAGTACGTTCCACCGTTGAACTTAAACGACTAAACAAAGAGGAATAATATGCCTGTAAAAATACATAATAAAGACTATTACACGGTGGCTGAAAGAATACACCTAATGGTTGAATTTCTTGGAAAACAAGAAAAAGATTATTCGCTAAACACCGAATTAATCAGTTGGGAAAACGGCATCGTAATTATGAAAGCCACCTTAACACTAATTAACGACGAATCTGTTTTAACCTACACCGGACACGCTTACGAAAAAGAAGATTCGAGCCAGATCAACAAAACAAGTGCTTTGGAGAATTGCGAGACTTCAGCAATTGGACGTGCTTTGAGTGCTGCCGGATTTGGTGGCGGGAATGAATATGCTTCTGCCAATGAAGTTGAAAACGCGATCCACAAGCAAAAGCCAATGATGACGGGTCCCCAGGAAAAGAAAATTCGTGAACTGATTGAATCCCATCATGTAACCTCGACGGAACGCTTGTCAGCAACAGGATGGTTGTCAGATCCAAAAGGTCACACCAAAGAAGCCGCAACCACAACAATTGATATGCTTACCAAAAAGATAGAAAAAGCGAATGGATTGGAGAAATAAAGAATGGTACGACCTAATTCAAAACTTCGCAAAGGCACAAAGTCTGATGGGTTGGCAAAAGACACTTCAGATCAAGTGGAGACTTTTCGGGGATCGTCCGAAACTGAATCATTTATCGGTAGCACAACTTCGCCGACTATTACACGAATTGCGAAAGATATGGAACAAAAAACAAAAAGACTCCAAGAAAATCAATCCAAAATGACAACAACATTAGAAAATATGGAAGGCTTAACCAAAGCACTAAATAAAAGTTTTGAAAAACTTCGAGAAAGTTTGAGATAGAATGAACTTCGCATACCATAAAATCAAGCCTTATGAAGTATAGAATTTTTTATTTCTACCCACCGTTTAAAGGTGAACCGATGTCAATAATTGTCCCAGAAGACCAAGTTGAATATCAAGATGGTCATTTCACCAAAACAATTCGCCGATATGAAGCAAAGAATTGGGACGTTCAAGAAATTAAACAAAAGGAGAAGCCAAGTGAGGACTCACAGATACACCCGCTCACGGGACAAGTCGTTTGAAAAGTCGTTTGACCGATTCATAATTAATTTTGTGAAACTGTTTGGTTGGTTCATGTTGTTCCAATTTATCAGATTGTTAGCTAAAGGATATATTGTTTGACCGGGTGGATCAAACTGCATCGAGACATTCGACACCATTGGATATGGCAAAATGAAAACTATTATCGTGCTTGGTCCGATTTGTTAATGGAAGCCAACCATGAAAACAAAACCAGAATATACAACGAATCGCTTGTGACAATTAAACGGGGAGAAATTGTAAGCAGCCTAAATATGTTGTCAAACCGTTGGAAAATGACAATTCATAAAACAAGGCACTTTTTAAAGTTGCTTGAAAAAGATTCCATGATTGTACGAAAAACGGCACAAGGTTTCACACACCTAACTATCTGTAATTACGACACTTACCAAGATTCAACACAAACTGAACGCAAATCTAACGCAAATGTAACGCAAACTGAACGCAAGTCTAACGCAACACCTAAAGAATTAAAGAATGTTAAGAATGAAAAGAAACATACCCGTTCGGACCAATTAGAGTTAATCAAATCAAATCTATCAGACTATTCTAAAAAATATCCCACATTAAATATTCAATTCTATTACGATTCCTTTGTGGATTGGTTGGATGCTACCGGAAAGAAATATAAAAAGTATGAATCCGCTTTCAATAATTGTTGCCGGTCCGAGTGGTACAAGGATCGACCAGGTTCATCTAAATCCGACCAAATAAAATCCAACGATATTTTAATTGCCTGTCCGGATGGACATTATTCAAGAAAAGTATCAAAAGGTGTGCGCGGTGTTTGCCCTAAATGTCACGAACAACTACTTCCAAATGAAGAAATACAACTTAAAAGGGCAATGGCGTGAATATTCTTGAAGCAATCATATCTGGTTACGATACAAATACAACCGGATTGCCAAAAGTTTATTCAAACAAAACTTCCCCAACTCGAAACGTCAATGTTGATGGATTGATGTTTGTTTGTAATCAATGTTTGGTTGTCTGGCAACGTCCTATCTCTGGCGGAGAAAATAAGAATTTTAACTATTACGACGATTTTCCAACCATAGGAAAGAAAAGAAAAAAATGTCCGAAGTGCAAAAAGAAAAAGTAGATGATTTGGACCGCCGATGGATCAACGCCATTCTTGACGGACGGCCAGAATCAGAAATAAGACAATATAAAACAGAATATATAAAAGCATTGGAAAAATATGCCGAAGAAACCAAGCCGAAAAACCCTCGTAAGAAACCTTGATAAAGCAGTTTCGGAATATATTAGACAAAGAGACAAATGGTGTGTCCAATGTGGGACTTCTGAAAATCTCACGAATGGTCATATCTTCACGCGGAAGAACTATTCAACACGGTTCGACATATCCGATGACGGTAATTGTCACACGCAATGTTGGTCGTGCAATTTTAAACACGGTTTCGACCAATGGCCTTACTTCAGATGGTACATCGACAAATTCGGTCAAGAAAAATTTGACGAATTACGAAGGCGGCATAAGACCGTGCAAAAATTTAAAAACTATGACCTGGAAGAATTGTTAGATGAAATTAAATCGCATACATCAAGGTAATGTTTTAGATCGTCTGAAGGATTTGCCGGACCGGTCAATTCAATGCGTGGTTACTTCTCCGCCTTATTGGGGATTAAGAGATTATGGTACTGCTACATGGGAAGGCGGCGATAAAAATTGTGATCATAGAATTGATAGGGCAAACAGAAAAGTAACAAAAAAAACAAATATTAATCAAAATAAGCAAAATAGTGTTTCTGGTGAATTTATTAGCGATGGAAATAGCTGTCCGAAATGTGGTGCAATTAGAAAAGACAATCAACTTGGACTTGAAGAAACACCAGAAGAATTTGTTGAAAATTTAGTCAAAGTTTTCCGTGAGGTCAAAAGAGTGCTTAAAGACGATGGAACGGTGTGGCTGAATTTGGGGGATAGTTATTATGGCGGAGGATGGAAAGGTGCTGCTTTAAATGAAAATAGCGGTGATATACAAAAGGCACATAAAGGAACACATTGCGGGGAAAACATAAAACACGATCCAAAACATCCAATCATAAAAACAAAAGACCTTGTTGGAATCCCGTGGAGAGTCGCTTTCGCCTTACAATCTGATGGATGGTATTTAAGGCAAGACATAATATGGCATAAGCCTAATCCTATGCCGGAATCAGTAACGGACAGATGTACTAAAGCACACGAATACATTTTCTTATTAAGTAAATCAGCAAAATATTTCTATGATGCAGATGCTATTGCAGAAGAAAGTGTCACCCAAGAAAACAGACCAAATGGAGTTGTTAGAGAAAGAGAATATAATTACGAGAGCAAAAGAAACAACAATCCGAAAACTTATTTATCAACAGAAAGACCAAAAGGATATTTTAAAGGGAAACACGGAGACAAAGCCTTTAGAGCAGTAAGAGAAACCAGAAACAAGCGTTCCGTTTGGCGTATAAACACAAAGCCATACAAGGAAGCGCATTTTGCCGTATTCCCAGAAGAATTGCCGACACTATGTATTAAGGCCGGAAGCAAAGAGGGCGATGTTATTCTTGATCCCTTTTTCGGTTCTGGAACAACAGGGTGGGTGGCTCAAAGATTAGGCCGTGCGTGGCTTGGTATTGAATTAAATCCAGAATATATAAAGATTGCAGAAAAAAGATTTATACAACAGGATTTATTTGTATAATGAAGGAATACGAATCTATGGATAAACAAGTAGCAATAAGTCTAAAACGTGAAGCGGAAATAACCGCCAAAAAATTCTCAAACAAAAACAGGGATAACAATTTTAACGGGGAAACATTTTGGGTGCATGAAATCCATCCATTGTCCGCGCAATCGGCGATGGTTGTATATAAAAAGACAACCGGGAAAAAAGCATTGGCGCATTTTATTCATATAAGAAAACAAAAAAGATGGATTTATTATTTTATGGGAGCAGCACATTTTTTGAACTTGAATTTATTGACTGAAAAATATTCAGAAATAGAAGAATATAATTATCACTTAAACTTTGATCACATACCAAAGGAAAACTATGAAAGCAGTCTGCCCGAAATGTAGCGCAACACACGCCCGAAAAAAGGGTATCAGATATTCACCGTCCTTTGAGTGCAATATGCAAAGGTTTATCTGTTTATCCTGTAATAAAAATTTTCAAACTCCAATGGATTCACCAAAGATGGATTTGCCGAAGATTCTATTGTTCGACATCGAAACATCATTGATGGAAGTTTATGTCTGGGGACTATATAAACAATTCATTCCACATACCAATATAATCAAAGACGAGAATGGACAGGAAAAATCGTGGTTCTGTTTGTCCTGGGCGGCTAAATGGTTATATGATGACACAATTCTTTCGGATATTGTTCTTCCACACGAAGCAAGGGCAAGAAACGACAAACGAATACTTAAATCAATCTGGGAACTACTTGACAAAGCGGATATTGTTATCGCTCATAATGGAGACAGATTTGACATAAGGAAATTGAACGCACGGTTTATAGATAACGATATAAATCCCCCGTCACCGTTTCGGACCATTGATACGCTTAAAATTGCCCGTAAAGAGTTTGCCTTTGTTAGCTATAAACAAGACTTTCTCACAAAACACTTCAAACTTGAGCAGAAACTATCGACAGAATTTCAGTTGTGGGTTGATTGTATGGCCGGGGATCAGAAAAGACTCGATGAAATGGCTGAATATAACCGCCATGACGTAATGGGATTGGAAGAAGTCTATTTAAAACTACGCCCTTATATCAAGAACCACCCGAATCTGGGTGTATTGATGGATATGGATGTTTGCCCGAATTGTGGATGCGAACACTTGGACGAAACAGAAGCCACATATTTCACTTCTGCTAATCAATTCCCGGTATATCGTTGTCAAGGATGCAAGACTCCATACATCCGGCACAAGAAAAACTCCAATTATGTCCAAACCAATATGAGAAGCGTACCGAAATGAAGGTGGATAAACTTTACCCGAATATATGTAAGCACGGATCGTGCCTTGACCTTGCTGATTATGAATTTACAGACGTGAAGGACGGAAAGACGATTACACTTGCTTATTCCTGTTCAAAACACGTTGAAGATGTGAGGGAATTGTTAGAAAGTATTTATAATGGGCGCGAAAGCGGCGAGTCCAATAATGGGGGGTAGTGGGGACTGCCCCTCTGAAACTTGAGGTCAAAAGTGCCAATTATTATTGCCACCGTCGGGGTAGGTAATAATCGAAAAAGTGATGCGGAGAAGGCTGCCATGACCTCAAAAAATTAGAAAGTGAAGATGCCAAACAAGAGAGCAAAACAAAGAAAAAGAGCAAAGATGCTAAAACGAAAAAGCATTGCTGAATACAAATCAAAGAAAAGAAGGGAGCGCAAGGATGCCAGAGAGACAATACATACAGAAGTGCAAGATAGTTGAAAAGACGTTTGATGACGGCGGAAGCCTATTAAACGTGTCTATAAATGTGGACGAGTTGGTTGAAATAGCTGATCCAAACGGATGGATAAACCTTACGATTGCCAAACGTCGTGAGCCTTCTGAAAAAGGTGCGACACATTATGCCTATAAAAATGAGTTCAAACCTAAAACAGAAGAAGAAGGGTTGCCGTTTTGATTGACGGAATAGTAAAGATAGCCGGATCAGTCTTGTGCTTGGGTGTAGGATTGGCGTTATTTGCCTTTGGATTAGTGACGTTAAGTTCCTTCTGCTCTGAAATTTATGACAGATATTTTAAGTGAATGAACCAAGCCACACACCTTGTCCGATGTGCGGAAGATCAGACGAAGAAGAACGCTTTAATGAAATACAGGAACTTGCCGAACAGGCTATTAATAATTTAAAGTTCTTAAATCTTGGATTTAGTCTTGGTTTTTTTATGACAGACCTTGAGCGACAAGTGTATTATCACCATCAAATAAGGAAATGCACATTCAAGGAAACGTCTGAACTGTTAAATAAGTCCGAAGCCACATTAAAGATGGCGTGGAAACGGTGTAAACTCAAGGGTGACAAGGCTTTAGAGGATTCTACAATGTAAAAAGTTTACCTTTTGCCTTATATATAGAGGGGTAACTTGTTGCCCTACCCGCATTTCTGGCAAATCAGACGGTGTCTTGCGGCAGACAGGAAAACAGGCGTACTCTTTCCGGAAAGATGATACGAAAACAAGGAAACAAATATATCCTTTACTCTAAAACCGGCAATCGCCGATTAGGTACATTTTCAACCCGCGCGGCTGCAATACGACGTGAGAGACAAGTCAAAAGCGCAACTTCAAAAGCAAAATATGGCAAAAGATGAAGGCGTTGCGTTAAATGTGGAGTTGGTTGGTATCAAAAATTTAAAGACAACACATACCTGGCGGTTGGAATTTGATGTATATGAGATCGATTCTCACAAAGTAAAAGACTTAATGGACAAGGTTGATACGCCTTTAGTGATGGCGTTGGTGGATAATGGCTGAACAGAAGGTAAGCAGAAGGGCGAACGGTCAATTTAAACCGGGACATAAACCTTCTACTGCATGGGAAAAAGGTCAATCCGGCAATCCAAACGGGCGTAATGGTTCAATGTCAGACTTATTCAAAGAACTTGCTAAAGCAAAAGATGTTAAAGGCAAGACGAGGAAAGAAAAGATTTTAGATAAGATTTTAAAGATGGCAGAGAACGGATCGCTAAAGGCTGCCGAAATATATATGAACCGAGTGGAAGGCAAACCAACCGAGTTTAGGGAGACAACGGTTAAATCTGATCCTATCAAGGTGTTTGATTTTGAAGATTGAAGTGGCAAAGAAACGAAGTACGCAAAGAGATAATCAACGACCAACATCGATTCAAAGTAATCGTGGCGGGAAGAAGATGGGGCAAGACTCACCTTGCTATAATGTGGCTGCTTTCTCCACAAGTTACCGAAAACGAAACGAGATGGTACATAGCACCGACGTACAGGCAAGGGAAGATGATAGCGTGGCCTGTATTGAGACAACTCTTTCGTCATCATACGGAAGCGAAGATCAACGAATCAGAATTATCGGTTACTTTGACAAATGGGGCAACAATTTCTATCAAGGGTGCGGACAATGAGGACTCACTTCGAGGTGCAGGGATTTCAAAAGTCATCCTGGATGAATATGCCTACTTCAAGCCCCACGTCTGGGAGGAGATCATCCTGCCTATGTTAGCCACATCCAAAGGCCAAGCCATGTTCATCGGAACGCCTTCCGGATACAACGCCATGTATGACCTCTATATGAAAGGCCAATCCGACTCTGATTGGAAGTCGTGGCAGTTTAAGACGATTGAAGGTGGTTTCGTGGATGACGATGAAGTAAGGCGCATCAAGTCTAATATGGATGGTCGCTTATATCGTCAAGAAATGGAAGCATCGTTTGAAACAACGGGCAATCGTGCTGCCTACAACTTTGACCGGGAAATACATCTAAAGAAAGCACAAGACATTGCAACAAACAAATGGTGGGGAATGGACCAGAACGTTGATTATATGACTGCCGTTCTTGCTTGTGAATACACCGATGGAACTGTCCATTACTTTGACGAGATAAGACAATCTAATTCAAACACGGAATCAATGGCAAAAGCAATGAAAGCCAAGTACCCACAAGTGAATACGATATATCCCGATCCCGCCGGTAGTGCCAGAAGTACAACCTCACATCGTTCCGACCATGCTATCCTTCGCGACTATGGATACACAGTATGGGCAAAGAAATCACACCCATCTCACATAGACAGATTGAACGCATTGAATCGCAAGTTAGTTGATGCTAATGGAGATATAGGAATGACAGTTGATCCAAAATGTAAGTATCTGATTAAAGATTTAGAACAAGTGCAACGGGACAAGAAGGGCGGAATAGATAAATCTAATATAGAATTAACTCATGCTCTGGATGCGTGTTCGTATGCAATCGAATACAAATGGCCTATTACCAGAAGAATCGGAGTATCTAAAGCATGGTAGCTTTCTTGATTGGAGTATCATTGACGTTCAACGCATTGTTCGTTGGCTTATGGATTTACGGCCTTTATATTGATAAGAAGATTAAAAGGGAAGCAAAAGATTTATTAAATAACACTCAAAGAATGAGTTCTGATATGTATAAGAATTGGATGTTTGAAGCATGATGACAGTAAACGACGTGGTATTACCAAACTATTCCGAGCAGATAGTCCTTGAATCTATTCGCCGGGCGCAAAAAGGATTTGAAGAAAAAGAAAATGCAGAACGAGCAACCGCGTTGGATTTCTATTATCACACCAACGTAGATCAACACATTGAGCAATGGTTCTCCCCTTCCACATTAGAACAAGTGCCGCCTTTTCCACAGAAGATCGTTCCACGTTTCGCTCGTGCAAGGAATATGATATACAAGAATCCACCGAAGCGTATGGTAAATGGCGAACAAGCTGACGAGTATATGGATTCTGCACATCACCTCGATACAGTTGCAAGAGAGTTCAACGAAACATCGTGGCTCACAGGCGGGATGGCGTTTAGAAGTAAGTGGGGACGTGACCAATTGGAATACGATCTAATCCCTTACTTTAAAAGATACTTCCTTGAAGGCGAGTCTCGTCCTTTTGGAGTGTCGTATGAGGTGGGCAGAGATGCAAAGAACAACCGCATATTCGTATTCTGGTCGGAAGCAAGAGATGGAGTGCCTGGAATCCACTTGAAGTTCGACCAAGCCGGAAGAACTATTCAAGTCAATGATGACAATGTTAATCCATATTCTGTGATGCCTGTGACCTTTGTTGATTATAGTACAAGTGCTTCAGACGTTATAAGAGCAGCCGTACAAATAGGCATAGCTAATACAGAGATCGCATTGGCAACCCGGTTTGCGTTTGGGCAGCCTGTGGCAACGGGTATTGAAGAAGCGACTCGAATGAAACTTGGTATTGACCGAGTACTGTTGATGCCACCGGATAGTTCCTTTTCTTTTGTATCGAGTCCCGCTAATCTTGGTCAAATGATTGAAGTGAGTAAATCATTCGCCAATCAAACGGCTATCAACAACCATCTACGAATCAAGTGGGATGAATCAGGCAATGCACCAAGCGGTGCGGCATTGCGTTTATTAGAGATGGAAAATTTAGAATCAAGAATATCAGATATACCAAAATGGAGAGATTGGGAACATGAAAGGTATGAAGTGGATCGAGAGATTATCCGTGTGCATACGGGTAAAGATATGGGCGAGAATTATTCGGTGGATTTCGCCGAAATAGAGTTCCCCACAGACCAAGCCCAGGAGTTTGCACGTCTTGAGTTTATGATGGCAAAAGGATTGATGGACCGCACGGACTTGATTCGGCATTTCAACCCAGACATAAGTGACGAAGATTTGACAACGCTTATGGATAGAGTGGACGAGAACAAGAAGGCAGAAGCAGAAGCACAAAAGCCAGAACAACCAACAACCGCAATACAGAGGATATTAGGTGGCTGATCCCGTAGATAGATTTATGAATCAAATCCAGAACATCGAGAAAAAACTTCTTGATGATTTGAAAATAATAGCAAAGCGAATGGATAACCTATCCGATTCAGCACTTGTGGCTATATCTAAAGAATTGGATTTCTTTCAAGAGTTATTGGATAGAGGATACACGAACGCTGTAAATGGATTGATGGATGCTTACGAAGGACAAGTTGAAGAAGTGGCTAAAGAAGCTGCCAGACGTGGAATCAAAACAGTACGAGGTGCGACAGTCGAACAACTTCAATTATTACAGGATTTAGAAGCAGAGAACCTTTTGGGTAAGGCTGCAACATACGCTAACGATTTAAAAGATGGATTGTTCAAAGGAATCGTATCGGGAGAAAGTCCTTCACAAATAGTGGCACGTTTAGCTGAAACCATTAATCTTAAAACACATCAATTGAATGTATCTGTAAACGATGGGATCAAACAGTTTGATGACCTTGCAAGACATAAGGTGTTTGAAGGCGAAGATGTGAGATGGACTTACGTTGGACCATTAGATGCAACGACCAGGGAAGAATGTCAATCGACATTAAGCGGTGAACCGACCAAAGGATATACAGAAGCACAAGTCAATGCGAGTGCAACTCCTTTTGGTTCAAGAGGTGGATTTAATTGCAGACATTCGTGGATGGTCAAATGAAGGCTGAAGATATGTTAGAACTGCCACGTTCATTGTGGGCAAAAGTTGGTGGAAAAGCAGCAACCAAGATCGTTAATGATTCTGATAAAGGATTTGGCACAAATGAAAACACCGGGAAAAGATATAAGTTTCCAAGTTACACATCTAAATATGCTGCAAAAAAAGCAATGGGGAAAGCCGGACCGAAGGGTGTCGGCACATCCAAACAAACCAATCCACCTAATTTAAGATTGGTCGGAACAATGCTTGGTTCTATATCTGCACAAAAGCCAACGAATGTGGGCGTGGACATTGTGTTTCGCGATGGCTTAAAGGTTAAAGGCAATGCAGACAATGGAAGAAATATCTTTGGTATTAATGACCAAAACGAAGATGAAATCGTAAAGAATTTAAGTAACTATATTGGCAAGAATGTCAAGAAGTACGCAAAAAAACCAATCAACATAACCATTGGTTAAAGATTTACATAACTCAAACAAGAGGTTAAAATGAGTGAACAACAAGTCGAAGTCCCAGACGTAAAACAGGACACCGCTACAACTGCAAGTGAAGAAAAGCAGCCCGTCAATCAAGTTCCTTACGCACGGTTTAGTGAATTGGTGGACGAAAAAAACACATTGAAGATTGAACTTGACACGATAAAAAAGAGTGCAAGGGAACAGGCAGAATCTCGGAAACTGAAAGAAATGGAATCAAAAGGCGAATACGATCAAATCATGGCAGATATGACTTCCAAACTTGAAGTGGCCGAAAAGAAAGCCCAAGCCTTCGATGATTACAATGTGACAAAGCGAGAGTCTTTACTCTCCAAGTTACCAGAAGAAGATCGTGCAATTTACGATGGACTTTCACTTGAGAAATTGGAAGCCCATGTGGAAAAAGTTTCTACGACTCCATCACCGGCTTCGGTAGATAACTCTAAACCAACATCGACGGGCGGTTATGCTTCGTTTGAAGAATGGGCAACAGTTGATCCAGATGGATACAAGAAAGCCAACAACCCGCAAACGTCCGGCAATATTAAGATCGGTTATGGCAACTGATATATTCAAAAAAGCACTTGATCCAGACAATGACCTACGTCACAAGAAAGTAGATAGTGGCGAAGATATTGAATGTACTTACAAAGGTTCTTCGGTCACTTATGACGATTACCTTGACATCCACGAAGAACGTGGGGAGCGAGTACAGAAGGGCAAGAAGCCGGACAGTATTGGTGTGTTTAGTGGATTTGGACCGGGGACGTTAAGGAAGCCGTATGATGACTGAATTTTTAATTACCTTAAAAGGAGTTTAAGCAAATGGCTTTAACTAATACCTCAACCGCCGCCGGTGGACTCGGAAGAACCATTGGCGATGCGGTCGTTGCTTTTAACCATAGCAACGTAATGTATCCACTTGTGACCGTAAAACAGGCCGCAAAAGGATCAAACCACGTTCAGTTCTCGGATTGGACAAAACTAACATCAAGTAATGTTACTGCCGCAACACAGGCAACTGCTACAACTGCAGTCGCAATTACAACGGCAGCAAGAACCGCAACCATATCTGAACACGTTATCGAGTCTCAAGTCTCGGATTTAGTATTAATGGGTTCGGGCGATGACGTCCAAAACCAGGCTGGACCTGCTCTCGGAAACGCCGTTGCTGCGAAGTTAGACGACGATCTGGTAACTTTGGGCGAATCCTTTTCACAGACTGAATGTGGCGCGGGTAGTTCTTTGGCTTTATCTCATGTCTTTGGTGCAATGCGCCAAATGAGAGCAGCCGGTGCGCCTATGCCTTATTCATTGGTAGAAATGCCGTCCGCATAAGTGATTATGGGGATTATTAGTGCGAAATTAAGCGGGAAAGCTAAAGCAAAAGCCATGCTAACCCGAACCGAAGGCTTGAAACAAAACTCAAGCCAGGGGCAGAGCGTAGATTGTGAAACTGCAATGCAGAATATAATCAATCCAAGAGTCCGCACCATCTCTTTAGGAGATGAAAAGGTACGCCGATACTCCATTGAAAAGTGGAGATTCAAGATAAAAAACTTGATATACAAATGGTTATCACCCAAACAAGTTTGGGGCGGAAAAGGAATCATATCATTGCTACATAACACGGCGATTGATACTGCCGGTTCAAGCACAACCGATACAGCAACCGCACGTCCTATTGGATTGGCCGGTTCAAAAGGCGAAGAAGCCTTTCAAACGGGATACGTCGGGAGTATCGCGGGATTCAACGTGTATTGGTCAGATCAAATCAATGAGAATGTCGGTTCTGGCGGGGATGCAGCCGGATTTTCATTCAGCAAAAATGCTGTTGGTCTTGGTGTTGGCGCAGAAGGTTTATTCCGGATCGCAACACAACGAGAAGAATCAGAACGTATGACGAAGTACGTTGCAACAGGATTTTGGGGCGAAGTTGAGATTAAAGATGCTTACGGTGTCTATATCTTAAGCGACGTTTCTTAATCTTAATTGATTAACGGTGATGGGCGGGGTAACTCCCGCCCGTTACAAAGGAGTAAAAATGAGTAAATATTTTAAAAAGCCTAACGGTGTGATTGTCGAATACGATGAAAAATATCACGACATTAAATCACTTGAAGACCGGTTTGAAGAATGTAATGCTGATGGAAGCAAAGTCGAACCAAAGCCGAAGGCTAAAAAAGACAAAAAATAAAATTTAAACCAAAATGCCCATGAGACAGACAGGCTCGGTAAGGCATTAAAGGAGAAACAATATGTCAATGAGAGAATATGGAGTTGTTGAAGCACAAAATTTAGCAATGGGACAAGCCGGTTCAATATTTGTGACGGGTACGACTGCCGTCACTTGTGGCGCGGGATCGGGTGTCTTTGTCGCAATCCAATTCACCGAAGATACAGTATTCGCTTCC